ACTACTGTATCAATACCAGTTCCACCTGCAATGTCCATTGTATTAGAATCTGATATAGTTTGATTAGAACCACTATCTCCAGTTAAAGTAAATGATGTCATACTACCAGCACTTGTACCTAATTGTGATATCATTTGGAAAGATGTTCCATCATATAAGACTTTAATTATCGCATCTTCTTCAATATCACCTGCTGCTATAGCTTGGTCATTTCTCTTTTTAATATTTTTAGTACCTAAACCATTAACATTTAATGTTGATGCTCCTGTGCTAGTTGCACCTGCTTTAAAGTTAAATTCTTGACCTGCTACATAAGCTGTTACTGCTGGTGTTAATGCTATAGCATAAGCATCAGCCGAACCTGTATCACTTGCTTGAAATACTAGGCCACCATCTTGTATCTGACCAGCATTTATACCATCTGTATGTGCTGTACCATCTGCTAATGCTGTTATCTTTTGACTTCCTAGATTAGCATTACCTGTAAAAGCATTTGATCCACTTTTCTCTATACAACTATTAATACCTGTAGCTAATCCATCATCATTGGTGTCATGGTGAGAAGCAGTAATTTTAGTTCCTGCATCTCTATCCTTTGCCCAGCTTCCAGAACCTGAAAAAGCTCCATTGTACCTTGTAAATGTACCACCTGACCACGCCATTATTCTTCTCCTTTATTTGTCTTTGTTATTATACTACTTATTCTTATATTAATTTCCACTAATTTCTACATTCCGATGTATGTGCCTTCTTCTTCTTCTAGTCTTAAATCAATTCCTGCTTGCAAAAAAACTGCGTTTAATTGTCGTATTTGTCTAGCTTTACCTGCTGCATTTACAGGTTTAAGAAGAAGTAATTCCATTTTTTTAGGGTCAAACATAGCTTCCTTTAAAACATCTTTAATTTTAGCTTGTGGCATTTTACTTAAAATATTTCTAAAACTTTTTGAACCAGCACCTGCAACAATTAAACCGCTACCTGAAAAATTTCCTCCAATTCCTAGTCCTGCTGCTTTTGCTCCTAATGTTCTTAAAAAGAATTCAAAAATTACATCTTCTGTTTCTAATAATTCATCTAATGTTTCTGAACTTTTTATAGCATTTTCAAAAATTTCTGCTTTGTTTGCTAATATTTCTATATTTTCTTTTTGTCTACGAGTTAATAACCCTTTTCTTATCAAAAGATTAGCAACTGTTTCTCCTGTTTCTGTTGTTGAATTTAATTTATCTTTAATTACAGCACCAAAAACAACTTCTTCTCCTGTAGAATTTTTTCTTGTAGCACTTTCTAAAATATTTTCCATAATTGCGTATTGTGCACCTTCTCGCCCTCTACTACCAACTGCTTTTGCGATACTCCCAAAATCTCTAGCTTTATTATTAGAATTAAAAGCAAAATTAATAACTCTATTTATATCGTTATTTGCAATTCGTGAAGTAACGCTTTTTGCTTTGTAACTTTTTTTCATTTTTGTTACAGCTTTAATAACTTTATCAGCAGTTTTTTTAGCATCTATTACATTTTCAAAACGATTGTATAAACCTGCTGTTTTTAATGAAGGTGCATATTGTTTTACAAAATTTTCTAATTTTTTTGGGTCAACTACATCATTAATTGTTCTTGTTTCTGCTGCTAAACCTCGTAATAAATTATTTTGTAAATCTGCCATATCTGTAGCTCTTTCAGAATTTATTGAAGTTGGAGTTATTCCTAAACCTGCTGCTTGTCTTATATCTTTTAAATTAATATTACCAACATCTTTAGGAAGCAAGGCAGCATTTAAAGATAATTCACTATTAACTTTTTCTCCACCAGCTCTATTTCTTTTTAAAATGTTTGCAATAACTGGTTTTTGTGTAAAATTTTCGTTTAAATATGCTGAGTATTTATTTGCTGCAATAACTTCAGGAGAATCTAATTTTGCTAAATCATTTCTAACAGATTTTTCTATTCTTTTGTATTGATTAGCAAGAGCAAATTTTCCATTTGCTGTATATTCTCTGTAACTAGCTCCTGCTTCTGTTTTTAAATTTAATAATTCTTCTGCTGTTAAATTATCAGTTTTTTTAAAATCTTTTCTATACGCAGTTAAAACGCTATCTAATTTTTTACCTTTTGCTAATTTTGCATAAATATCTTCTATTGTGTTTTTTGTATTTGATGCAACAATTATTGGCTTTCTATCAATTTTATTCCATAACTCTGTTTCTGTTTTTCTTCCGTCTTTTAATGCGTCTAAAAGAATATTTTTAGCTTGTATATTTGCTTGTGTTTTTGGCATTGCTTGAAAAACATCACTTCTTTTATTTAATAAATCTTCTGCAATTTTTACTCTGCTATCTAAATACCCAGTTAAAACTTCTAGTCTTTTTTCAGATGCTTGCACCATACTTTGTTTATCACCACTTGCCATTATGGTTTGAAATTGCTTATTAAAATCTTTTATAGATTCTTTTGTCCTTGTGTTAGCTAGACCTGCTGTTTGACTACTTAAAGATAGTAATTTTTTTTCTATAGCTAATAACCCTTTATCTCCTGTTATTTGACCAGAAGTTAAACTTTTTGATGCTGGGCTATACAGTTGTTTTGCTACTTCTTCTGGATTACCTCCTGATGCAGTTACAGCTTCTTGTAAAATTTTTGCAGCTTCTCTATTTTTTCCTTCTTCTCCAAATCTTGAAGTTATTGCTCTTCTAGCCGATCTTATTGCATTTGGAACATTTCTTGCTGCTAATGTAGAGGGTGATAAAGGAGCTAAAATTTCTCCATACATTCTAGCAGTAGGATTGCCAGGAACTAGAGTTTCTGCAAATCCTCCTCCTGTAGCACTTAACCCTCCCATAATAGCTTCGTTTCTACCAAATTCAACTGGTGATTCTTTTGCTTTTCTTAGTATAGGAGCTAATATACTTTCTGGTGTTAATGCTGATGCTGCTGCTTTTCGTACTGCTAAATAAGGTGCTGCTGCAAAACTTGCAGTATTTCCAAGAACTTCTCCTCCTATTGCGTAAGGTCTTAAATTAGGAGGAATATCTTTTATATTTCTATAGCCCATGTTTGTTTTAGCTAAAGCACTTGTAATGTTTTTTCTTCCTCCTATTGCATCAGGAGTACCACCTAAAGATTCTGTAATAGTTTGGTTTAAAACAGGGATTTTAGAGTAAGGACTGTCTTTAGGGTCTGCACGCCCATACTGTGTGGGAAATAAATATCCTACATTAGACAGAGCTTTTCCTGTTAATTTAGGCAATTCATTAACTAAATCTACTGTTGTGCCAGCTAAATTTCCTAAAGCAGTATTTAATCCTTGCCCAATAGCACCAATTTTTTCTTTAATACTAAAAGACCTACCTTTAATAAGCCCTCTGTTTCTAGCTTCTTCTAAATACGCTTTTTCTTTAGAATTTGCTAAATTTCTTCTTTCTTTTTCTTCTAAATATAATAGTTTTTTATTTGCCATTAATTTTCTTCTTTTAAATCATCTTCGGTTATGCTGTTAAATTCTTCGTCTGTGTAATTTTTAAAAGGGTTGTCTGTATTAGAATAATTTAAATCAAATTGTATTAAAGAATTTTCTAATATAGGAACTATTTGTTGTAATTTTAACATAACATCTATAGCATCTAGTTTTGCTTTTGATGCTCTTTTTTTGTCATTTGGATATATTACACCACTATTTCTTATCATTTCTTTTGCTTCTATAATTTTATTATTTAAATGGGGAATTAAAGATTTTATTTTTGCATAATTAGAAGCATCACTATTTGAGGTAGAAGGTAAAAGCGCTTCTATACTTTTTTGTGTGTATATTGCGCCTTTATCAGAAATTTCTTTTACCATTGGGACTTTAATTTTATTATTAATAATGTCTAAATTTGTTCCTGCTTGTACTTGATCTTGAAAAGGCACTTTTCCTCCTCTTAAGCCGTAAGCAAAATTTATTGCTCCTTTACCTGCTCCCATAACATCTGCCTTAGACATTAATCTTATATCTAATTCAGGTAAAGGTTGCTTTAAATCAATGTCTGTTAGTTCTTCTATAGCTCCTTGTTCTAAATCTGGTTCAAATTCTTGAGTTCTAGTTGTGCTTGCTAATGTAGCTGCATTTCTTTGTATTTCCGTAATAGATAATTTTTTATCATCTGGTAATTTAGAATTTCTTTCAATTTCGCTATTTAAAAATATTTTATATTTTTTATCATAAGCTGTTTCAGATTCTTCTTTTGGTAACGGCACTAAAATGTTTTTTGATTCTGCAATTTCTTTTTCTGTAGCAAATTCTATTTCATTAGTAACTGTGTTTAAAACAGCTTTTGTTGATGCTTGTTTTATTTCTTTCGGTGGTTCTATAGTATATTCTGGTCCAAATGGAACATTGGCATTTGGCTCTTGTGAAAAAGATGTCCTACCATTTACTGGGTCTGTCCTTTTATACGCTGTTTCCATTCCTCCTTCTTTATTGTAAATTACTGTTCTTTCTACTTGTGGTTGTAAATTTCTTAATCTTTCTTCTTCTGCTAATTCTAAAGTTCTATCTTGTATTCTTTTATTTTGCATATAATCTCTAAATTCTAATTCATTTACATCAGCACCTCTTAATGCTTGAGATAATGCTTGTTCTGCATTAGTTGGTAAAACCTTTTGTGGTAATGTGCCACTTAGAAACTTACTTATTGCAGATTTATCTTCTGGTATTTTTTCTCCTACTGTTAAAGCTACATTTTGTGGTGCTAATGGTATTCCTGTTGGTGTTATTGATGTAGCTTCAAATTCAGAGCCAACATAAGGTATTTTAGGTTTTTCTCTATAAGAACTATAACCTTTTAATCCTTCTATACTTCTTAAATTTCCTTCTTTATCTCTTATTTCATTTAATTTATCTATTTCTTCTTGTGTAAATAATATGTCAGGTCTAGTCCATGTAGACACTCCACCACCTTCTACATTAGTTGGTAATATTTCTAAATTACCTTCAGGACTTACACTCATACCTGTTGTAGATAAATTATTACCTCTTTCCATAGCATTTGCTATTTCCATAGCTCTACTATAAGATTCTTTAGCTTGTTCTTCTCTATTTATAGCTCTTTTATCAGCAGCTCTAGCTAATACACTACCTAATATTTTAGCAGTCATAGTTCCTACTGGAAATTTACCACCATAAGACTCTGCTGCTATATCACCAGGGCCAATACTACCACTCATTTGTCTTAATTGTTCAGCTAATAATTTATCATACTCTGTTAAATATGATTGTTGTCTAACTGGTGCTTTTAATACTGTCATTATAAACTCATTCCTAACCCTACTAAATTACCTAAAGCGTTCATTCCTGAACTATATCCTGCTACTTGATTTGCATATCTATTCGTTGCATCTGCTCCTTGAGCCATTGCTCCTTGCATAATTGGTGGTGGTGCAATACTTGTTCCTGGTACATTTAATCCAGTAGTAGCTGTACCTAAACCAGCAGAACCAACACTTGGTGAACCAGTTAATGTTGCTAATTCTTCCATAGGTAATCGTCTTTGTAATAATGTATCTGCCATAGCTTGAGCTCTCGCTTGATTTTGCATTTCTCTTATCATACTCGCTTCTGCTAATTGTGATTGACGCATAGATTGTGCTTCACCTGCTAACCCTTGACGCATACGCTGTCCTTCGGCAATAGAAGATTGTGCTAATCCAGATAATTGGTCAGAATGCGTCATTTCTAATCGACTCATAGCATCATTATATGCAGTAGAACCTACTGGTAAGCCAGAATTAATTAATTGTGTGTGTAATTGGGTTTTTTGTTGATCCATTGCTGGTTGTAACCGATTTAAAGCTCTATCATAATAAGCTGTTTCACTACGAGTTGCATAATCAGATAAATCATCAGTAGTTGCTAATGGTGTAAATCCTGTTGTATCTACCCCTCCTTGAAATGTTGGTAAAGCTGAAACATCAAATTGTCCACTAGGTAATTCTCCTAATCTTTGTCCTGCTACATCTAAATATTGTCCACCTATTTGTGCTTGTTTTTGTCTTTGCGATTCATATTCAGGTCGCAAAGTATAATCCATTTGAAATCTATCATCACCTATATCTGTTACAACTGTTTGGTCATAAGGCGTAAAAACATCAGGTCTATTCATACGACCTTCTAATCGTGCTGTTTCTACATTAGCTGCACCTTGTGCTTGTGCTGCCCCTGTATAATCTGGAGCTGCTGGTGGTTTAGGTGGACTAAATATATTACTTATAAAACTCATGCTATTTCCTTTCGCAATAATACTGCTTTTTTGTTATATCCATTTAAAACTTTTTCCCAACCTTTGCGTCCTAAAATATCAATATATTTATAATTACGCTTTTTTGCATATTTTTCAATTTTTTTCGTAATTTCTTTAATAGTAACTAAATTTCCACCACCTATACCTATGCGTAATATTTGTCCATGATGTGCAGTAATAATAGCACTATTATCTTTTGCAAACAGTTGGTATTCTCCACTTTGTATCATTTGTTCTAATTGTTCTCTTGTTACTTCATGTGTTGACTCTATAGCTGGTTCTAATACTTTCCATATTTTATCGGTAATAAACATTATAACCCCCTACCTATTTCAAACATAATATCAGTAGAGTGCCATTTTACTTGTTGAAGTTTTGTACTTGTTCTAATACGAATAGATGCACACCACCCTATATCTGAAACACTACGCCATGATTGAGAAGTGGATATTGTTCCAGCCCAAGACGATACATCCCAAGTCGCTGTATCCCATTCTGCTCCAGTAGTAGATGCTGCTGAAGGTGTGTAACTAGAAGTGCCATCAGTAAAATCAACATCAAAGCCTATTCCTACAGGCAAATCTGCATCACTACCCATAACTGGTCTTATCGCTGTAAATCTTTTGGGTGAACCTCTCCCACCGAAATATACAAAAGCTGTTTTTGCAGACGCTTCTATATTTTCATTATCATCACTTGTTCCATTATCTCCTTGAAATATTTTAGTATCACCACCAAAATATAAAACACCATTTAAAGTTGCCCAACAATAAGAATTTTGTCCTGTAAATTTTCCCCATGCACCAGTTGTTAAATTAACAACATATTGTACGAAACTTCCTGCTGTACTATCAGGAACATTAAATAATCCATATTGTCCTTTTGGGTATAAAATAGCTTCCCAACCAAATTGATCTCCAAAATTATTAACGGCTGTTGCAATACTACCACTAATTTTATCAGATATTGCTACCGCAGGAGCATTTTCTCCTGTAACTAATGTTTGTGATAATGGCATAAATCCTTGCTCTGTTATTAATACTAAATCAGAATTTACATTAATTAAACATCTCTTTCCTATAGGTCTTGCTAATTTAAAAGTACCGACTATTGACCATTTAGTAGCATCTGACGGATCAGAACCTGTATATATTGCTGCTTCCCCATGATTAGTTACAAATACAATATAATCATCAGGACCACTACCACCATCTCTAGTCCAAGTGCCTATAGCTTGTATATATCCCCCCATATTAAAAATACTACCTAAATTAAAAGTAGCAACAGTTCCAGCTATACTATTAATAGGCAAATAACCAAAACTTAATGAATTATTAATACAGAAAAATAATCTTTCTTTAAAAACTGTAACATTATTAAGAGTTGTACCTGTAACACCACTTAATGTAGGCGTAGCCCACGCACTACCATTATAATGTCTTGGTGCATCTGCTCCATTTACTATAAATAAATATCCACCACCAGATATTGTAAAATTAACATGCTGAAATTGTGCATTACTTAATGATGTAACTACTGCACCACCTACTGAACCAGCACTTGTAACATCATAAATATTAGCACCACTAGCTGCAAATAATTTGTTTGTCGCACCAGAAGAATATGCCATTAAAGATTGTACGCTACTAGGTAATCCTGTTACATGACTTGTATAACCATTTCTTACAGCAACATCTGTACTGCCTGGAAAGAAATTATCTAAACGAATTGCATCTTTTTCAGCCATCATATCAACAGCATCTCTAGTATTCAAACCACCGATTGGTGCTGGAATAGAAGTTCCTTGTCCTGTAGGTTGAAACATCATATTCATTTATCTATACCCTTGATTTCTTCTTAATGCTGCTGCCATTCTTCTCATTTCTTCTTCTTCTGTTGTATCATTTAACATCATTCTTTTTCTGCCATACATATTCACATTTCCACCAACTCTATCTACTTCTTTATCTGGCACAGTATATGTAGGCATTGATAACTTTGCAGGAGCAGGAATTGTGTAACTTGATGGACTAAATGGTTTTTTATTTGCTTCTTCTTTTCCTCTATCTCTTACTACTGGATTACTTTCAGGGTCTGCCATTGGGTCTTTTTGTAGATTTTCTCCCATTTCTGCCATAGAAAGTGGTTCATCTTTTAAAACTCTACTTAAAAGCCTTCCTTCTGGATCATAAACTGGATTAAGCAAACTTTGTGCTATATCCTGCCAACTTCCTGATTCAGGATTAGCTCCAAAAAGCTCATCTTGCCAATACCATTCATCTTCCATAGCCATTATTTTTTACCTTTATTTGTTTTACCATAACCACTTGCATAAGCTGCACGCCCTTGTGCTGTAGCTTTGGATTTAGTTTTATAAACTTTTCCTTTGCTACCCCATTTATAACCACCTTTTGTTTTTGTAACTGGCATTATAAAGTATAATTCCCTTCTGGTTCATTAACTGGGAAATAAAATCTTCTCCCACCACCCATTCTTAAAATAGATTTTGCTCCATCTTTTGCCTGTTTTTCGGCTACTTTAATTTGATATTCTTGAAGCTGATTATCATAAGGCAATCCTTTTTGTTTTAAAAATCTCCATATTACACCCATAGTAATAATATCTTCATCTAATATGGTAGTGTTACTATCGGCTGCATAACTATCAGCATTTGCTGAACCATCTCCTGTTGTGTCTACCCAATTTTTCTGTATATATTCAAAAAATAATTTTTGTCCTGCTGTAGGAGTTGGGTTTAATAATAATTTATTCCCTCTTATTCGGAAATAATTAGTTACACCATTAACTACTATTCCTTTTAATCTTTGCCATTCTGTATTATTTAATGGGCCATAAAACTTTCTATTTGTTGTTCTATTCCACATAGTATCATTAGAAAATCTTAAAAAATCTGTTGCTATACTGGTCATAGCACCTTGATCCTCTTGTGCTAATAAAGTATGTTCTTCTTCTTTTATTAAAACTTGCCAGTCATAACCAGATACTAAATTCTTTCCTTCTCTATCGGCTGCTGCCAATAACTGTATAACTGTTGTGTCCGTTGAACCAATAACAGCACTTGGAGATGGAACTCCTATTTCATTTGCTGCATCTTGGCATATTGTTAATAATGTCATGAGCCAACTACCTGTAATGGTTTAATATCATGTTTTTTCATTAAAAATTCTTTAGCTTCTTTTCTATAATCTAATGTGCCTTTGCCTAAACCATGACATGCACCATCAGATAATTCTGCTAATTGTTCTACACATTCTACCCCTTCTAACTTTAATGCGTCTATTTTTCTTTTACTCATACATTCTAATATATCTAAATTTGTTGTTTTTATTGTTTTAGCTGGACTTTTATCTTTATAGAAAGATGCCCATTCTTTAGGAAAATCTTTTTTTAATTGTTCTGATTTTTCTGATACTTTATAAATTACGGAATTAGGGTCGCCTATTAATTTTAATTCTACTAAATCAATACCTTCTTCTGATTTATAAAAAGTTGCTCTTAAATTAGACATTTTATTCTCCTAGTTTATAGAGGGCAGTCTAAACCACCCTCTATATATTTTATATGCTACAATGGAAATTGACACATTACTATTTTTGCACTTGCGTCTATAGCAGTTGCACAAACAGCATCAGTAACAGCACCAGATACATCTAATGTTGAATCTCCTGCTCCTACTAATGTTAATGCGTTACCATCAGCACCTGCTGTTAAAGCAGTTGTTAATGTTGCTGGTCCAGTTACCTGAATCCAACAATATTCTTCAGTAGCTGGTGCTGATTGAAGTACGCCAGCTCCTACTCTTGCAGTATCACTAACATCAGCAGTAACAATAGTTGTTTGTCCTGCTGAAGTACCACTAGCAGCGTAATATCCTACTACATTGCCAGCAACCGCAGCTACTGATCCTGCTCCAACTACATATTGAACATATTTATAGAGTTTACCATCAGAAGTTTGACCTATTTGACCTAATTGAAAGTCAACAGTCGTACCTGTTGCGGTAATATCTATACCCATAATATAAGACATAATATTTTACTCCTTTACTATGCTTGTATGATGCCTTGTCTTGCACGATTTGAAACAGTCATGTTACCTGCCCAAACTACTGGCAATACCATTGCATCTTGGTTAACAGAAGCCTTCTCACCTAAAGGAGTAAATTCTCTACCTTTAGCTGGACGAAGGAATAAATAGTCCGTATTCAGCATATACATAGCTGTTGCGGTACATTGATCGTCATAAAACACAGGTGCATTCATAAACATTAAGTTCATAAATCCAGCACTTGCTTTATCATCACTTGTAAACCTTTGATTGGTTTGTAGTGAAGCCCAATAATATTGGAAATAAGTAGTGCCAGCAACTATGCAATCAGGTTTATCTGCACCTCTAATACAACTCAACCATAAAGTATTCATAGCTGTTTGTATTGTAGTTGCACTAGCTGTTACACCTTCAGTAGAGAAATCATAAACTTGATTTTTCCAGAAAGTATAAGTTCCTGAGTTAATTCCACCAACAGTATTTCCAACTGTTCCTGGAACTATTAAAGCTAGTCCACCTAAATCTTTACCATCAGTTCCTGTTCCGTCTGCGTATAAAGAAGTCGCCATTGTATTTTTCAATGACTTTTCAAGGTTTTTAACCCTTGATTTTAATAAGTTAAACACTTGCTCTTTTCCAGAGTTTTCTACTTGCTCTAGTCCAGAAATCACAACATTACCTGCTAATTGCTTATAATTAAACTCGGCTGCTGTGAATACATTACTTGTTGAAGTATCTAACACTTCGTAGCCACTATACCATTTTGTAGTGCTATTTGCTGCATATTCTAATTCTTGCACAATAGTTCTACCACCAGCTACGATTTTGTTGCCTTTTTCGTTTATTACACGAAGTAAAGCGTTGTTATTAGTGATATTGTCTGCCATTGTCCTGCTATAATTAGCAAGAGTGGTAGTAACAATCTCAGTAAATGTACTATTTGGAGATGCCATTTTATCTGCTCCCTAATTAATTATTATACCCTGCATCTCATCTGCTAAATCCTGCTCCCTCAATATTTGTCATTAACAAACTATCCAAATCAGTCGCTTTTACAGAACCTTTCGGTGGGTTAGCAGAACTAGAAGGTTTTACTTTTCTAGCTTTTTCTACGGCTGCTTTCCTTTTGCTATCTTCCTGCTTTTTTACAGTTAATTGTGAGTTCTTTAATGTTTCTTCATATAAATCATCATCAAGTCTAACTGCTTTTTTGTAAGCATCATCTAAACCTTTTGCTTCTCCAGCATCTATTAAATTACCCATTTTAACTCTAACTTTGTCAAAATGTGGGTGCATTAAATCGCCTTTTGCATCAGTTTTAGTGGAAAATTGCTCTACTGTTTGCTCTGTTTGTGCAACTGTTGATTGTATATTTTGTTGTTTAAATTGATTAAGTTCAGACATAATTTGCTGATTTTGTTGCATTAATTGGGCAATTTGTGGGTCTGGATCATTCCAAGACTCACTCTCATCTTCTATGGACGACAAATTTATTCCGTAACCTTGTGCAAGTTGTCGAAGTGCCATTTTTGGGTTATTTCGAAGTGCTGCATCAGCATTTAACAACCTAGAAATATACTCTGCTTCTGATATTCCTGTAGCTGCAATATTCTGTTTAGCTGGTTCTATAACCTTATTCAATGCTTCAATATTTTTGCGTTGTTCCGCTAAATCTTGTGTCTTTTTAGTATAATCAGAGGTCATCTCTTTATCACGCTTTATCATAAATTCTTGTGATTCTGGTGGTAAAGTATCAAACACTTTTTTTACACTATCTGACCAGTTTTTAGGAGCTTCTAATTTGGATTCCGTAGAATTTTCAGAAACTTCTTCTGTATCAGGATTTTCTTCTGAATTTTCCGATTCTGGTTGATCTTCCTCATGTTCAGTAGCTAACTGATCCAAACTTTCAGATTCCTCATCTTCCTTTTCAGGAGAAGTTAATTTTTCTGCTGGTACTGTAATATCTTCTTTAGATACTTCATTAGATTCTTCTTTAGAAGTTTCTTCTTTTGGAGTATCCGTTTCTATTACAGTTCCTTCAAGAGCTTCACCGATTGAACTTTCCAATACAGCGTCCAAGCTCATTGGCTCTTTTGCTGATTCCTGTATTTCAGGAGTGCTTTCTTCTGCCATGTTATACCTTTCTTATTGTTGCCAATTATCAGGTTTTGCACTATTTGTGCGTTCTCCACCTGACCAATCGTTACCAATTTGACGGATTCCATGCCGTCTTTCATGATTTCTTAATCCAGAACGACTACCTATTACAGTTTTATCAACTGGGCTAACAAATTCTTCTATATCAGACATTACTTGCAAAGATTTCCCTCGTCTAGTTCTTTTTTTATTAATATACTCTTTGCCACCTGACCAATTTATATCTTCATAATTCTCTTTATAGCTCATTCCATAGCCTTTTCTGCTAATTTTACATCAGTATTTAATAATGCTAAATCTTCTTTTAATGCATTTCTTTCTCTTGAAAGTTCTGCTTCAGACTGTATTTTAGTCATTTCTGCACCTGATTTAGCTTGAATATCTGCTAATTTACCTTCTTGTTTCATTTTTTCTCTTTGTAATTCTGCTTGTGCTTTTAACTGTGCAATTTTCTCTCCTTCGCTAGGTTGTGGAGGAGCTTGCATTTGTTGTTGTAATTGTTGCATTATCTGTTGTTCTGTTTGGTCTATAACTTCTTCAAAATCTCTACCAACTTTCCATGCACCTACTAAAAATCGTAAAGATTGAAAAGCGATAGGCGTCAACAAAGGATTAGCACTAGATACGGCAATAGCTTTTTCTAAATATGCTCCCATTGTTTGCAAAAACTCTATTCTTGTTTGTTTTTCTGCATTTTCATCAGCAAAAATAGTAGAATCTGTTTCTACATCAATATGATAAGATCGTAATTTATCATCACGCATAATTTGTATCATTTCTGGAGTTACCTGTAATCCTGTAATTCCCTGTAATACTTCTGGTTCATAATGTTCTGCTACTATTTCCGCTTTTATTCTAAATAAATCTCTTATATAGCGTTCTATTTCTTCTTGTCTTTTACGCATACGCATACTACCAAATTGTGCTTTTAATTGTTGGGCAGTCGCTGTTTCACTAGCTTTTGTATTACCTCTTAATAAATCTGATATACCAGTAACTTCATATATTATTTCTAATATTTGTGTCCTTTGTGTATATAATCCTTGTAAAACAACGCCAATAGGAGAAATATCTTCTTGTTGGAATACTCCTGCTAAACCACCTTTACTGGCTAATTGTGCAAAATTTTCACTAGGTACAAAATCATTATCTCCAGCATTTGCTAAATGAGATAATTCTGGTACTGCTGCATCATATACTCCACGCCTTTTTAACCCTTCGATTAAATGAGAAATACGAGAAGTAACCCTATCTAATTCTTCCGCTTGGTCTTGGTATAAAGTAAATTCAGGAATTGGAACATTAGTATTATTTGTTTTAACAGCTATCATAGGTGTAGGTGTAGGATAAAATCCTTCTAATCCATAAGGGTCATCATCTTCTCTAATAATTTTATCATAACCTTTTGCTATATAATATCTTTTATATTTTTTCCTATCCCAAATCTCCCAGATTTCAGCTCTTTTGAATACTTCTTGTGCTTCGTAATTTTCGCTTTCCGTATCTGGCGACCAATTTAATGGTATATCTTCTGCATTAGAAAAACCTTTATCTTTCAATTCATCTCTTGTCCATAAATGCCTTCTTGCTTTCCAACTTACATCTTCTGGCCTTTTTGCTGGATTTTCTCTGTAATCTTCCCAATGCACATAATCAAAATAACAGCGTTGCTCTCCTATTCTTTCTTGTTCTACTTCTATTATTACTGTTTCCCCAAATTCATTAATTTCTTCCATTTCTACTGTTTCTTTAATAAAAACTGGATCATATACTACCCATACGACTCCTCTTCCCGGCAATAAATAATCTTCTAATGCTGATTCAATAGGTTTATTAGCATTATAAACATCATTTGCGTATGATAATGTTCTTTCTAAAACTTTAGCTATTTCTCTTGTTATAGGATTGCCGTTAGGAAAACGCCTTCTTACATCAGGTTTTGCCATTTTAGCAAATAATGCACCTTTTAATGTTTCTGTATTAGCCCATAATATATTGAATTTTCTCTCATCAGCACTACCAATACCATCTATATTTCTTTCATCTCTATATCTTTCTACAACAATTCTACCTCTTTTACGCCATTCTTCTTCTGTCTTTTCCGCATTTTCTAATTCTATCTGCCAGTATTGAGCTGTGCCTTCTCTTAACTCTAATTCTGTTCTGGTGTTTTCTTCTGCCATTTAATTTTCCTAGTAGGTTTACTTTTTTTTACTTTTTTTTCTAATCTACTTGACATTTGAAAAAAAGTATAATCCATTTTTTTAAAATCTCCAAAATATTTTTCAACTTTTGTCATATTCTTGGTTGTTTTCTATTTTTTTGAGAGTGTAAGTGCATTTCAACCATTTCGTCAAGCGTTGGTTGTTTATATAAATTTTCTAGTGGGTCTGTATCTTTTGTTTTTGGTTTTAAATTTTTATATGCCATAGCTAAATATCTGAAGCTATCACTTGCATGTGATGCCCAATTATGCAAAGGAGTTCTTTTAAAAACTCTTTTAATATCATCCCAATCTCTTTGATAATTTCTTAATGCATTTAATCCATCTTCGCATTTTTCTTGGTCAAAATAACAATGTTGTAGTAATAATCGTACTGCATTTATACCATCATCAACTTTATGGCTTGGCACAATACGAGGTCGTCTACCCATATTTATCAGAGTTTCAGCCCTTGTTCTTCCAGTTCCTAATTCTCTAACTTTAGCATCATGGGGTAAATAATCATCACCATAATAACTATACGGCAATTCTTCCATAACTTTAACATAATGATCTAACCCTACTCCGCCACTTTCATAATAATCAATTATTCTTATTTCTCCCATAGTAACTTGAAAAAACCATAAAGCACAACTATCAGATATACCTAAATCCCATGCTACATGCACAGGCAATGCTTCATCATATTCAACTTTTGTTATTCTACCTTCTTGTTCTGCGTCTATAACCAAATTACCATAATACGAGCCTTTTATCGCTGCTGCCCAACTACATTCAAACTCTTGCATATATTCATCTTCACCCATTTGTTGCTTTGCAGCTTCTAACTCTTTAGGGTCTACAACTTTTGTTTCTGATGCTTTATAAATAACTCTGTACCAATCTGAATCATGTTTAGCATCTTCATATAATCTCCAAAATTGATTACGCCCTTTCGGTGTACCAATGAATATTGCCCAACCTTTTCTATCCACTAATGCTGGCCTTACAACTTCCGACCATACTCTAGGACTCATATCCGCATATTCATCAAGTATTACGCCATCAAGATATATACCACGCAACGCATCTGGGTCATCTCCAGCTCCATACAATCGTATTCGACTACCATTTAATAAATCTACTCTTAGTTCTGATTGATTAATTTTAGTACCAGGAATATCTCTAGTATAATATACAAGATAATCCCAAGCTACCGCTTTTGCTTGTCGGTAATACGGAGCAATATACGCATAGCGTCCATCATTTCGTTCTGTTTTTAATTCTAATGCTTTTCGTAATAACTCGGTAACCGCATACACAGACTTTCCCCAACGCCTATGCGATACACAGATTTTAAATCTTTTATTATTCTGATGCAGTTTTGCCTGTAATGGTCTAGGCGTATAAGGTATTGTTATATGCACTACTCAATCCTTTTATTTTCTACTTCCCCTTCAACGACCTTCATTTCCTTCGGTGGGTCTAATGAAAAACTTACACTTATCTGATTAGGTATTCCTTCATGCTCCACCTTCTCTTGAAATCCACCCTTAGTCTTTGCCAAAAATATAGCCGATATCGTATCGCCATTCATAGCTTTCTTATACAACTGACTACCTATATCCATAGTCAATCTCTCCCTACCAGTTTCTAATGCGTGTTGAAAATGTTTCCTCAATGTCTTAGCACTACAACCCACTAACTTCCCTATCTGCTCATGGGTTAATCCAAACCCTACCCCCAACGAACATACCTTCTCTTGCTCTGGGGTCGGTTTGAAATTAGGGCGACCACCTAAATCTTTTCTTACCTTGATCTCCATACCAAAACCTTTTTGTTTTTTTTATAATATATTTATATTTATA